TCTGTTGGTGTGGGCGTTAGCGTTTCTGTTGGTGTGGGCGTTAAGGTTTCTGTAGGAGTGGGAGTTGGCGTTAAACCCTCGGTAGGTGTTGGCGTTAAGGTTTCTGTTGGTGTTGGCGTTAAGGTTTCTGTTGGTGTTGGCGTTAAGGTTTCTGTTGGTGTGGGCGTTAATGTTTCTGTTGGTGTGGGCGTTAAGGTTTCTGTTGGTGTGGGCGTTAATGTTTCTGTTGGTGTGGGCGTTAATGTTTCTGTAGGAGTTGGCGTTGGTGTTAAACCCTCAGTAGGCGTGGGTGTTGGCGTTAAACTTTCAGTAGGTGTAGGTGTTGGCGTTAAACTTTCAGTAGGTGTAGGTGTTGGCGTTAAACTTTCAGTAGGTGTAGGTGTTGGCGTTAAACTTTCAGTAGGTGTAGGTGTTGGCGTACCAGCCTTTGTTGGCGTTGGGGTTGGTGTTTGATTTTTTGTTAGCGTAGGAGTTTGAGTTGGTGTTGAAGTTCTAGTTGGAGTTAGACTTTTTGTAGTAGTGGGTGTTGTAGTAGTACTCTTTGTTGGCGTTTTTGTAGGCACTACTGTTTTTGTCGGAGTATTTGTTTGAGTTGCTGTTTTCGTTGGTGTTTTTGTTGGGGTCGTTGTATTAGGTGGAGTATTTGTTGAAGTTACTGTTCTTGTTACTGTTTTTGTTGGTGTCTTGGTTTTGGTTGGAGTTGCTGTAACTTTTTGTGTTTTGGTTGGAGATGGTGTTGGTTCATCAACACACTGTGAACAATCTGATTTAATCTTCACATTTGTTTTAATTGACGATAGACTATTTTTGTTATGATTAATATCTGTATTTTCTATTATAACATTAATGTTTTGTTTATTATTTTTTACTAATTTTATTATAATTGGTTTGTGCTCACAAGAACAATTTCTTTTAATTGTATTTAAGTTATTAACAACAGAAAATGGAGATATTGATGTTATAAGATTTGGAATACCTTCACTACTTCCTGGTGATACTTCCTCATAACCAAAATCAACTAAAGTTTTAATGCTTAAAAGAGATAATATTGAAATTTTTCCAGAGGTGAAAGATGGCACCATTAATTCGTTTGAGAACCCATAATATGATTGCTCATTACCTGACTGAGACCTATATTCTTCAGGCCAATGACCATCATCAAAACTTAATGGTATTTTTGTTCTTGTTAAAGATGTTATAGAATTATATGCGTTTTTAGCATTAGAGTATACGGTTCCATCTAATAGGTTATCAATAGGAGGCGTGCCGTCGGTTTTTGGTACAGCTTCTGGATTCCAGAATGCTCCGATTCCAAGAGCATGACCAAATTCATGAGTTAATATTTCTACCCAATCCTTTTCACTATACTGATTATTAAAATATTCATTAATAACTAATTGAAATGTTAACGAATTACATAAGTTTCCATCTTCATCATCTAAATCACCTACATCAAAAGGTCCACATGACGCTATTGTAATTGACATTGGATCATTAATAAGATTAAATTTAGTTAAATCTAAGGCTAGTCCGTTCCATACTTTATTCAGTTTAGACAATTCATTTTTTATAATTCCATATGTTATTGAGTTGTATTTTATATATTTAGTCCACCGATCCGCAGCTTGATTTAAATAACCTCGATATGGTTGTGGCACAGATAACCAAGAAGACTTATCAAAAAGAGGTTGAACGGGCGCGGGAGCGTTACCAGTTGTTGGCGTTGGTGTTGGCGTTAGGGTTTTTGTTGGCGTTTGTGTTGATGTTAGGGTTTTTGTTGGCGTTGGCGTGGGAGTGTCGCCGTTTGTTGGTGTTGGCGTTAAAGTTTCTGTTGGTGTGGGCGTTAAACTTTCTGTGGGTGTGGGCGTTGGCGTTAAACCTTCTGTAGTGGTTGGTGTGGGAGTTAGCGTTTCTGTGGGTGTTGGAGTGGGAGTATCTCTGCTTGTTGAAGTTGGCGTTGGAGTTGAGCAGGGATTCGCGTCTAATTCTGATATTAAATAGCTAGCCCATGGACATAACCTAAGCCCTGGAAGAAAAGCTCCCCCAGCTTCAGACAGGTGCTCTTCTGTATAAGTAAAAGTTGCATCACAAACTTCCATGGCATTTTCAAAAAAATCGATTGTGCTCGGATCGTAATAAAAATTATAATTTGGATTATAACAAACTGATCCTTTAATTATTAGTCCTGTTATATGGAGAGGTTGTGATGTTCCGTTTATTTGAGATCTTGCTTGATTAATCTTTTCTTGATCGATTAGTTTTATTACAAAGTTATGATTAAAACCATCTGAGACTTTAAAATAAGCTACAACTGTCACATTCGTTGGTGTGGGAGTAGTAGTTTGTGTTGCTGTTTTTGTTGGCGTTCTGGTGGTGGACGCTGCTGTTTTAGTTGGGGTATTTGTTTGAGTTACTGTTTTTGTTGGTGTCGGCGTAAACCCATCAACACATATTGAACAATCAGATTGTATCTTTGTATTATGTTTTATAGACAGGATTGAATTATTAATTCTGTCCTCTGATTTATCCTGCATGTTATAAAACTTTCGCAGCTATTAAGCATCCTTTACTTACTGAATGCAAGGGGTCTGAGGCATGCTTGACTACTTTAATTGGAAGAGGAAACTCATTCTCAATAATTTTTTTAGAAAATTGCTCTATATATCCTTTAGCCTGCGATGTACCACCAGCAACCACTATTGTTAAAGGATTTTTAAATTTTGGTAAAGATTTATGATTTGATAATGCTAGTGTTAATTGTTTTGTAGTATAATCTATTAATCTTTCATAATATGAAGAAACTGCAGATAATATAGTATTATCTGTATGCTCACCAATAGTAAAATCTCCACCCTCTTTTTCTGCTTGAACAACACTATCTTTTTCACCAGTAGCAATGGCACTCATGCGATCTATCCAATCACCAGATTTTGTAGTACTAAATACAACTGTTGGCTCACCATTTAACATCACACAAACATTAGTCATTCCTGCTCCGCAAGAAATAGCTATTCCAGTATAATCTTCATCGCCTAACTCAGCATAACACAGAGCCTCTGCTTCATTAATAGCCTTAGCATCGTATCCACATTCACTCAAAATAGCCTTGACTACATCTTCATGATATCCAATATCAAAATCTTCATCTTCTTGATCTACAGGCTGTGCTGGTACGCAAAAAACTAACTTCTCTCCCTTTTCACTTGCTTTTCCAGCAACTTCTTTTAAAATAAATGCTAATATTTTTTTTGCATCTTTTTCTTTTGCAGATACTACTCCTTTACTCATTGGTCTTTTAGCATTATCATTTCTTTCTATAGCTTTTTCTATTGCATCTTTACCTAGAATAATAAATGATCCATCAGAATCTTTGATAAATACTTTATTATTTAATCCCTTTTCTATCATTTTACTTGCAACAGGAGTAGTCGGCTTGATGATATAGAATGCATCCCTAAATTCTTTATATTTTATATTATTTTCATTATCTGTTGCCAAGATAATAAAACTAGTTCCTACGTCCAGACCTTTTGACATAATACTCTCCTATAAAAATTGATGACTTTAATATAATACACCTTTTTACAATCTTTATACGGTGTATATATCATCAATATGAGGTCCACTATTATGAATAAATTTGGTAAGATATGGGGATTTACATCTAATATTTTTATAAATGATGCTTTTTCTATTGATAGAATAGAGATTAATGCTGAACAGTCATGTTCTAAACATTATCATCAATATAAATATAATATGTTTTTTGTTGAAAAGGGATCTATCTTAGTCCATAGATGGGAAAATAATATTCAAATAACTAGTAAACTTGATGTTCATGAATCTATAACTATAGAACCAAATATTTATCATCAATTTTATGCTTTATTAGATAGTGTAGTTTATGAAATATATTATAATAAATTAGATCACAATGATATTGTAAGAGATAATAATGTCAAATAGAATTAAAATTTTACTATCTATGATTCAGGACGATTATATAGGATGTGAATTAGGAGTAGCAGATGGCACATTTTCTGCACAAATATTGGATCATTCTACAATAAAATATTTATATTCAATTGATATGTGGGCTGGAGATAGAGGTCACAATGATGCTCAATATACTAAAGCAGTCAATCGATTACTTCCTTATAAAGATAAAAATACAATACTAAAATATAGATTTGATAAAGCAGTAAGTCTGTTTGAAGATAATTTTTTTGACTTTATTTATATAGATGGATATGCTCATACAGGGCAAGATGATGGTAAAACTTTATACGACTGGTGGCCGAAACTAAAACACAATGGAATTTTTTCTGGTCACGACTATGACAAATCTTGGCCAAAGAATATCGAAACAATAGATAAATTTGTAACTAAGTACAATAAAAAAATTAATATCATAGAAGACAAACCTTATAATTCATGGTATATAAATAAATGAAAACAATTCTATTAAACGATACATCTTATTATCATAATGGATGTAAAGAAGTAATGAATAATCTTATCAAATACTATAAACCAACACTTTTAGTACATACAAATCATAAAATAGATGCCGCAATCATAGAAGATTTTGATAACATAGTACTGAACGGAGAGGGAACTATGCACCATAATAATATTAATGCACAAAAATTTTTAAAATATTTACAGATCGCACAACGCATGAATAAGCGCACTCATTTAGTAAATTCTGTATGGCAAAATATGAGTGAGGATTGGAATGATGTTCTAAAGAAATGTGATACGGTAGAAGTCCGTGAAGTTCTTAGCAAAAATGAAATGACACAAAAAAATAAAAGACTGTCAGAAATAGTTTTAGATGTATCAATCCATTCCACTCCAGAGTATATAAAGCATCCGTCAAATGATGTTTGTTTAGGTGGATCTTTTTATGGAAAAATAAAAATTGAATGGGATAAAATTTGGGACTTTTTAGATAATCAAACATACAAATATTATTTATGAACTATTTTTTATTAGCAAACAATAAAGACATTAAACAGTCTACTATAGATAAACTACCATTAAATGAGAAAACAGACACACTGGTGTTGTTTAATTTTCTTTTTCCATTAAAATTTGATAAAATTAAAAACTATAATAATAAAATATGCATATCCAGAAGACGGCCGATTAAAGGTAGACAAGACAGTAAAATCCTACAAGGAATTAAAGAGTATTATTGCAACATGGGAAATATAAGAGAAAATCAACATCTATTTAAAGAAATTTATTTTGTACCATGTCCACACAATTTGGAAAAAGCTTCAAAATCTTATGTTGATAATATTAATTTATTTAAATTTGATAAAGAAAAGGTGAAATGTATTGAGTATATTCAATCTATTATATCAAAAAAATTAAACTATTATAGAACTGGAATTCAGGCTGGAGTCAGTACTGGCATTATAACTCATGAGTATATAAAATCTATAAAACAATCAAAAGATAATATTATTTTAGTTGCTTTTAATTCTGGAGTAACTAAGTATCATGATAAAGAATGGGAAACTGAATATTTTCTTAATGAAATAAACCAAAAAAAATGCTTGACTATTGATTGTTATAATGTGCCCGATACATACAATAATTAATATATCTTTGTTCTAAGATTTTTTATTGATGATAAAAATTCTTCTTTGTTTGTAAAATTATCTTCAATATTAACAACATAATTTTCTTTTGAAAAAAAAGATATCTCTTTAAAATTCCAAACAAAATCTGGATATATATCTTTGATACAAGCATTAATTGTTGCTATTTTATTATTTGATTGATGAATTTGTTCATATGAAATTAATACATATTTTTTATTAATATTTTTTAAAAAATAATCTAATGAATTTATAGTTTTATTTATATAGTCATTATATATTTTTTCATTCCATTGTATTTTTTCTAAATATGGTCGTTCTTTTTGTAAGGATGTCCACCTATGACTTATTAAAGACTTTTGCTCACTGATAAAAGATTCCAGTAAATTATTTCTATAATTAATTATAACGTAATCAGACATATCAACGATATCTTTTAATAAAATATCTTCATTAATTTGTTCAGGAAAAACTTTAAAAACTAAATTTTTTTGTATTTCATATATTTTTTGTTGTATTTTTTGTAGTAACTTAATAGAATAAGGTTTATTTTTTATTATTCTAAAAATTAATTTAGTAAAACTATTTGAATCAATAAAAAAATTAGAATAATTATATATTTTTACAAAAGCATTAAGTATTTCATCGTCTACACGATAAACATTTTTTAATAGATAATGCAAAGTATAAAAAAAAGATAGAGGATCTTTAGAAAATGGTTCATATAAAGACAAAGTATCATCTGAAGCCATAGTATCACATAGCCAGTTTGATCCTGTCCTTTTATAAGATAAAATACATATTGTTTTAATACTTATTGTTCCTTAGTAAGCGCCCGATACACACAGCAATTGATTACAATAATTCAGATAATGGCTTATCAAAATATTGTGAATACTTTGGATCATTTTCTATGGACCAGTATTCATTTTGTGGTTTCTGTGTCCATCTTTCTAGATAGTTCTTGTGCTTCTTAAACTGCTCAAAATTTCTTTTTATTATATATGCTGGAGATGAGTGAAACCAACTTACTACGGCAGACCTATCAAAATTAGCACCAACAAATGCGTGATAACTATTATGACTGATCTCAAACATAAATAATCTATTGTTTTTTGGCTGTATCGTATCTATTAGTTTGCCATTATAGGCATCATAAATTCCTGTGCCTCCACCAGTAACTGATATATTATCATTGTTATTTAAGTAATATAATAATGCTACGCTTCTAATCATTTTTACGCTATTTGGATTAGCATTAGTATCATCAGTATAATGCACCCCTCCTCCACAAGTAATAAAATCTTGATCATTATTAGCTTTAGGGAAAGAACAAATGTTCATATCTCTATGTGTAAATCCATCTTTTGATGGAGTTTTATGAAAATGAGCAGATGGGGATATATATTGTGAAGTTTCTATATTAAAAGACTTTTCTACAAAATTTTTCAAATCTTGAGACGCAAAAAAATCATAACCATCAACCAAGTCTTTCATTCCTAATCCAGATATGTATCCCTCATAGTTACTAGTTGCTCCAGGTTGATCCTTATATGGAACTGTTCTTGCTATAAACTCAGGAAATTTAGCAGATATGGAGTCGTATGTATTTTTATTGAATAAATTATCAATAATAATATAATTAAATGGGGCATCATACTTCTTTATGCTTAAATATTTAGACTCATATGGATGTATTTTATAGCTTAAATTATTTATCATGATAAGTTATTCCATCTCCATCTATATGTAGTATTTTAATATTATTTAAATTATGATATTGTATATATTGTAATAAATATTGTGAAAATTCTCTAACGTTAATATTATATTTATTAGAGACTACTTCTATTCCTGAGTGTTTCCAATAAAACTTATTATCAGAAGAATAAAATCTATTAGTATAGTCGTGTTTTCCATACAAGGCACAAGGTCTAATTATAGAAGTATTTTTTAAATTATTGTCAATAGAGTATTTTTCTAACTCTTTTTTATCCTTAGCATACTGGTGAAGCCAATGTGTCTTGGTTTGTATTGCATGAGTATCTAATACTGATTGAGTAGATATTAATACATAATAATCATAAGAGATAAATTTTAATATATTATTTAGTTGATTAATATTATAACAACTAAAATCGATGACTATATCAAAAAATCTTCCAGATAGCTCTTTACAAGACTCAAGATTATTTCTATCAACAGTAATATGTTCTAAATGTTTGAACAGATCCTTATTGGTTATTCCTCGATTAGCAATAGACAATTTATAGTTAATATTATCAGACAATAGTTCTACAAAATCTCTTCCAACCATTTGCGTTCCTCCAACAATCAGAATTTTTTGCATGACTATCTTTTTAAATTTTTTAATTTATTGATTGAAGATTCTATATTTTCATTAGAAATTTTAGTTTCACCAAGATTTTCGTATTTTTTCTCCATCCCAGACGTTTTAATGTCTGTTACAAATTTTCTCTCATCAATAATAACTTTATTTGTTACTTTGTCATCTGATAATGATTTTTGTTTATTAAAAAAAGAAACCGGCTGACTCTCCACGATGGTCTGACTACTATTTAATCGACCGATAGTATATCCTAAAAAGAAAAATACTATATCTAATAGTATTAATATAATCAATAATATTTGTATAGTATCTATCATAGCGTCCTCTAGGGTAGATTACACCACCTTATAAATAAAAAAGGGGCCAAAAGACCCCTTTAGTATTTCAACATTCAATTATTAAGTAAAAAATTATTATGGTTGCGATCCTAAAATTCTTCCCTTTTGAGTTCTAATAACATAACCTTTCCTGACTAAGAATGGCTCAATGCTGTTCTCAATAGTTTCTATAGCTATTCCTGTCATTGAAGATATTGCTTTCAATCCAAGTGGTGATCCCTTACTCTTTTTCAAAATATCAATATATAGTCTGTCGTAAACATCAAGACCGTTATTATCAATACCCTGAACATTAAATATCTCATCAACCGAAATGGTTTGATCAGGATTACAAGACATATAATTCTTATACCATTGTAATCTAGCATTTAGAATTCGTGGAGTTCCTTTACTTCGTTTAGCAATCTCTAAGAGGTCTGAGTCATCTATGACTACTCCTAATTTTGACGAATTCAACCTTGCTAGTTTAGCTAGATCATCAGTATTATAAAAAGATAAATGTTCTTTAATGCAGAAACGATCATAAAAGGGTTGACTTAAACTTCCGCCACTAGTTGTGGCCCCAACCACAGTAAATACTGGCAGATCAATAGTTTCTGGAACATCTTTATCTTCGTCATTCTTAACAGTAATATTAAGAACAAAATCTTCCATGATCGGATATAGAAATTCTTCCACAATCTTAGGCAATCTGTGGATTTCATCAATGAACAAAACTGATCTTGGCTCAATACCCATAATATACGGAAGTATATTTTTGATGCTGCGTATGTTTGCCGCATTGGTGGTATAAAGGTTCACCCCCAACTCGTTGGCTATGGCACTCGCTATGGTGGTCTTTCCAAGGCCAGGAGGGCCGTCTATTAAAACGTGAGGCATCACCGTGCCTGTGTTTTTACAACCCCTCACAGAGACTCGCAGACGCTCCTTAACATTATCCTGTCCAATGATTTCGTCAAAAGTTGATGGTCGAATACCCTTAGCCATTTTTTTCTCCAAAAGATTTTAAAACGTTTTTAATTAAAGATCCAACATCATTAGTCTTGCAAGAATTGTATGATTGTTTGATCAATTCCTTAGCCTCATCCAAATCAAATCCATAGCCAGATAGAACTTTAGCACATTGATTCAAAAGGTCAACAGGAATACTATCAATAATATCCTCTGTCTTCTTTCGTTTACTTATTGGCTTTTCGTAAATTATTTTAATGTTTTTTATCTGTTTTGGCTTGAAAACCAAACCACACTCACAGACTATCTTAAAATTCTTAACCTGAGTTTGCCTTATAAATAACCAATGTTCGTTATCACAATTCTCAGACGGACACTTATACTTGAATGAAGCATCAATCTCAATCGGTTTCTGGCTTTTCAGGTTTGTTTTTGTCATTGTCTTTTATCCAAAAAACGAAATCGTTACTGTCACTGTCAAACCCTGTTTCAATAACACCTTTATTAACCAAGTTGTTCAATAAATTACTAACCATTCTATCATTAAGAGATTCTACTATAGTCATAAATAATTCATCATTGACTACATATCTTATATCATTTGTTTTTTTATTTTTTTGTTTTTTAATTAAACTCATTAATATTATTCTTGATTCATCAAATGATAAAATATTATTTAATTCATCTTGATCTTCTTTGTTGATTTCTAATTTCAAATCATCTGTTGAATCTTTATTAGATCCAAAATTATTAAATACTAATGCTCTTGACGAATTAATGAAACCATCTAAATCTTTAATTATAAACCATTCATCATTATTCATAAATCTTCCTAATTAAGTATTTCAAATAATCCTTCATAGTATCTAGGCTGGCTAACAATATGCCTAGCATGACTTTGTAAATGTAATTCATATTCTTTCTGTAATTTGTTATAGATAAAGTATTTCATTTTCCATATTCCTTCGTTCCAATAGTTGTTCCCCAAGTACAGGGACTTTTTATCATCCGCTGTACTGGAGAACGAACTATTCACAGGTAACGCAATCGGAGAAAATCCATCTGGAAGAAGTGGAGTATTATAGTTAGATAGGTTGTTCAACACATCCTCTATAATATCCTTACTTATCCATTTATATTCTATCTTATTAATCAGACTATCCATATATTTTTTGACCCATTCAGTATCTATCTGAAAGTAGAATTTGTAAGGATCTTTATCTTCTGGATATTCTTGATTATTCATAATTTACCTAAACTCTTTCAGACCATCTTGGCCCAGTATTATCAATTACATGAGGTCGAGTTGGTTTACGTCCACGCTTACCTTCATATCCTAATCGTTTCATAATATTATTAACTGTTTGACCACTAACATACCATGTTGTATTCTCAAACTTACCTTCTCTTAGAAATTTAGCCATGTCCCAATTGTTACTGGTTTTTTGAACCAATTCCACAAAATCTCTTTTTGAGGATTCATTATCTAGTAAATGCTGTAATAGTCTATTTGTGTGTCTTCCCATAATTTATTCCTCCTAGTCCAGACACAATCGGGGGACACAACAAGCATCCCCCGACTGATCCGGTTTTAATCAACCAACACAAAACTTATCGCTAATCTGGCTTGCCAAGTCTCTGGCAGCACCAGAAAGGAATCGGTTGTTGCTGAAATACAACGCTGTGGACGCTTGGTTGAGGTACTCGACCACCGTTTTTAAAAGTTTGGCCTGCTCCCCACTCAAAACTAAACCACTGTCACCAGCATGAGAAGGCAACACTGGCGACGGATCACCATAAGCCTTTTCAAACTTGTTGTTGTAAGCCTTTGAAAGATCCTCGTTGTAACTGTCTGGAGTCTTATTATAAGATGCCCAAGCACTACTCATAGAGTTCTTTTGACCACAAGTATCAGATGTGCTATTTGTATAGACTGCTCTTTGACTATTAAGTTCATTCAGAATCTTTGCAGCAGCATCAACCGTTACAGGAAGTCCAGTAGCATCAGACTTCTTATAGGTTTTTCTCCACTGGTCAAACCAAGCATCACTAGTAGCATTAGGAACAATGGTTACTGTTGCTGGCTGACCATTTAATGCAGAGATTAAATCTTGAACATTAATTCTATGACCAGTTGAGCCAGTCAGAATACTTGTAAAGTAAGATGCTTTCTTTTCCCAGCACTTACGCCACCAAGTATAAGGAACTCGATAAATCTGATTAATCTTGATGGCTCGTGCATCTCCACCAAAGTAATTTACCAGTTTCTTCTGAATACCATTCCATGTGGTTTGATTAACTAGAGTTCGACTCTGATCGTCCAGAATCCAATAAATCTGATAACCATTACGAGTATCAACTACCCAACTTGGCTTAACAGCAAAGTTATTGATCTTATCAAGAGAGGACTGCTTAAACTTCATAACCTCTTTACTGGGCAGATAGTTTCCAGCAGCGTCTCGTCCAGCATCAATATCTACAAAACAACAAGCAATGGTATTGATAGCATACTGCTTTCGTCCACCGTTAACATAGAAGTAAGCATCAGAGTTGCTATTCTCATTAGCATTACGAACCTCAACAAGATCATTAGTATGCTTCATACTACTAATCTTTCTACGAGGATCTCCATTATAGCAAAAGATATGACCAACCAGATTAAAAGAATTTAGAAACTGCTCTTGCAGTCCATTCCACGAATTAGCATAACGCTTTTCAGCACTGCTGTTAGCCTTGTCATACGGATTAAAACCAAGTTCCATCTTAAACATATTTCACCATTACCTGTAATTGTAAACAACCCAAACCAATATCGGGATAGCAACCTCTACTATCATTAGCGATATAAAATAGCGGGAGAGGAATTGAACCTCTCTCAAATAGCGTTTGTTGAGTTTCCCAACCAGAGGCTATTATCTTAGTCACCAGACTCCACTTTATTTTTATTAATCAGTTATAATCGTCGTAATCTTCCTCATCATCTTCAGCATAAGCCTCTTCGTCATCATCCTCATTCCATCCCCAATCATAATCATTATCATAATCTTCATCCTCATCCTCGTAATCATCCTCACTAAAGACAGATGAATAAAGAGGCTTGAGAAGTTCGCCTTGATACTCTCCGACAACTTCATATCGGCAAGTGCGAAGTTTCTCATAGTTACAATCACTAGGAACACTCACAACATCAGCAGGATTAATCTTAACGATAACGATCTTATCGCCATTTTCAAGACTGCCATAACCGGCCACATAATTCAATGCACCAGCATGAAGCCCATTAGAGCAACCTCGGCCACGATCATCATCAACCTTTGATCGGGTCATTTCACAAACATTACCAACATGATTATCAAATACTCCGCGATATTTGTCCATGTAATCTGCTCTGACTGCCTTATAAGCAAGGAAATAACCATCCTCAGTAATGGGCAGATGCTCATGCTCAAGGAAATCATAGAGTTCCTTTTGACTTTGCATACTAGGATTACCCATAAGATTATTCAGGAAATTAACAAGAGGCTGAAAAGGCAGACCCTTGCTCATAAACTCCAGAATTCTCTTGCTAATCGACCCATGAACAACCTCACCCTCATAAGTTACCTGACCATTCTTGATCTCAACAAGACCGTCACTAAAAGTAGCAACCGCCTTCTCAATATCAATCATTTCAATCAACTCGTCAGATGTTGCAGTAGGCAATGCCTCCAGAATCATCTTGTAGTTAAGGTGGTCAGGCAGAACTTGAAAACTCTTGTTGTTCAGCACAACTGTCAGATTACCATCGACAAACATAAACGGAACACTCATGATATAAACTCCTATTGTTTTTAGTTACCTTGTGAATTACTTGATCAAACTACTCAACTGAATCTTAAACAATTCAACCTTGTCGCTATCCATACTCTCAACCCATACAGCATTATTTCTCTTACCATAATAATTATCAGCAAATTGAGAGATAGGATTATACTTGCTGTCCAAATCTCTAAGATTGCCATTAATCTGGTTGCTTCCCATAATATACTTCAGCATCGGGTTCTTGTCAACCTCGACTTTAAGAATTTTCTTCAAGTCTGCCGCTTTGGTCAAATTATACTTGATTGCTTTAGCATCAGACTTAAACAATTTAGTATATCCCTCAATATCATCAGAATGGTCAAACATCTGATGTTGAATATTTATAAGAGTGTTATATTGTACATTTTTCTTCTTGAGTTCCTTACTATCAAGATGATCAATACCTCGATCCTTGAGCAAAGAGTTGATATGGTCAAAATATTCAGTCTGAGAGAATCGTTTCAGATCAAAAGTTGCTCTGTGCATAGTATCGGCAAAGAATTCCATTACAAGAAAACTATCAATAATATTGGATAGTTCAGTATTCTTGATATATTTCTTATATTCAAGACCAAAAATACTCAACATATGACAAGAGAACTGACTAACCAATGTTCCATGATTGTAATAATAATTATCGTTATCACCATCCTTACTGATAAATTCCTTTTTGTAGAATTCAACAATAGAGTTGTACTCATTGGTATTGTTAAAATAACTCTTAATCTTTGTTGAGAGAATCTTTTTAAACCAAGTATTAAAGTCAACAAGATTGTGTCCTTCACTGGTCATTTTTGCTACAAAATTGCTCTTGATAGCATAAACCTTCACATCTCCAAATAGTCCCTTGATATTCTCATTATCAAATAGCGATACAATATTATTAATCTTAGGAAACTCTGGTGTGCTTTGATAACGAAGAATAGGAACATAAATGATAGAATCACTATCACTCAATTCGTCTAGTTCGTCACTTGTAAGAGTTTTCAAACTAAGAGCATCGTTATATTCGACACTAAGTTTACCAGAATCCTTAGACTGACCATGAATAAAGAATATATCTTGATCGCTCACACTACCATTACTATTTCTGACTCCACTTTTACGAGGGCCAGAACTTTGAGTAAGATGTTTATAATCAGAAACCTTGAGCAGATTCTCACTACCGACATCATTAATCAGATCATCAAAACCCTTGTCGCTTTGAGTATGATCCTTTGTGTCCATAATCATGTAAGCAAAACAATCATTTTGATTACAATAACGTGTCACAATCTTCTTGGCAGTTTCTTCACCCTTAACGTCACAAACAAAAAAAGCAATTTTCCCATTCTTCTTCTGACTATTCCAGTAAGAATATCCCTTACCAGTAAGAGTATCATGATGGATTTTGTCTGTTAGAGAAATAAGGCGTCGTGAACGATACCCGCTGCTCTTGTAATTAAAAACGTACAGGTTCTTGCCAGCCTTGATTTTATATTCAAGGTCAGCACCACTATTAATATTGTGGCTCTTACCATTAGGGTCAGTCCAAGATGCACCAACACCCCATCCACCAGACAATTCATTCATCTGATAATATGTTGTGATAGCCTCAATCTTGGTCTTAGCAGCAGAAATCTTCTTACTAAATTCATCCTTCATCTCAAGATAAATCTCTTGAGTCTTTTGACGCAGAGTTTTAATAACGCTCTTAGTATACTGCAAACCTTCACGGGAAACGTCCATTTCCAGTTCGCCAATACCAAAATCAAGTTCCAGATAAAGACCAGAGTTAATGATCTCAGTAACGAAACTCTTCCACGAATCAATATCGGCTTTCTGGAAAGCCCTATTCCACTTGGCAATATGATCTGGTTGATCTTCCTTTTCCTGACCAATAATCTGAGCGGTCTGAACAGGATATGCAATATTTCCCATGATAGCAACAACACCACTATCAATACGCTGATAGTTGTTAGGATAGTATTGAGTATCGTTATTGAGTCTGCAAACTCTCCAGCCATTACCGCTGATCACAATATTAGTATTGCTATACTTATGATCTTGCAGATTATCTCCAAGTCCACCCTCAATAATAGGTTTCATTCGGAAATAATGGAAAATCCTGATAGCCTTATTGGTAAACTCACTAAAATCATGGTTCTTAACAGCAAAACTGATTTCAAGACCATTAGCCTCATCAGTTTCACAAGTATTAAAAAGATTCAGAGTAGGAACACCGCTGTCATCAATAGCGGCGATATAAGTATACTTAGTTCCATTAAAATAAGAACTGGTGGTAAAACTCTTGGTATAAGCAAACGGACTCTTGCTACCAAGACCAAGACAACCAACAAAATCGTTGCTGTCATTCTTATTAGAAGCACCGTAAGTTGTATACAGGTTCTCCATATCTCCCTGACTAAGACCAGTGCCATAATCACGCACGGTAAAAGAAGGATTAGCAGATGTTGGCAAGATCACCTTGAAGGGATTCTTATTACCAGCACTAATATGACTATCATAAGCATTAGTAGACAGTTCACGAATAACTGCCATCACCTTATCGGAATAGAGAGAATCCGAAAGGATTTTAAACATTTTGCTGGTCTGAGCGATTGTAAAACCAGACTCGCTACGAACACCAGCACTATGAGTCTCAATAACGCGATCTGCCAACTTCATCTTTATGTCTCCAAATGTCCTGTGAATCGTTCCTGTGATAGTCCAATCATACCACAGTGTTATCGGTTGTCAAGCCCCTCTATCTTTAGATTGTATCGCCATCCATCCTAAATATGCCGTAAGCAAACCAAAAAATCTGAGTAAATTAACTGGTAAAAAACACCAATATATTCCTATTAAAATACTCAAAAGTCCCATTATGTATATCACGAATTTTGGAATGAATCTTGATTTACTTAATAACCATGTTGCTGGCCCAAGTAGCACCACAAATAAAAACATTAGTGATACCAATAGTGCCAAACTAGCCATTAACTTTCATCCTCTCTGATTCCCCAATTATCTTCTTCCTCATCTTCATCGTCGTTATATGAAAAGTTTCTTTCGTCATAAGGAGTCCAATCTTCTTCATCGTCTAAATCTTCACCATTCATTGAATCAGCGTCCTCAATAAAAACAGTTATAGTATTGAGTATATCGAATAACTTAATAAGAGTATCGTCCATAGATCGTATCTTATTTTCTATGTTTTTGACACTTTTTTTAAGATCAGCAATTTCTTTAACTACTTCTTTAGATATGCTATTATCTATGCTATGTAGTTCTTTATTCTGTTTATTGATTTCTCTGATTATATCGTTAAATTCTTTAGACATAAATAATACTCCTTATACTAAAGAATACACCATCTAATCACACCAATAAGAATCGTTACAACGACATTGATACCTACTACAATAGTCGCATTTTGGCCCAGGTTTTCCAAATCCCCAAGCATTTGCGATACTACTAAAACTCTCAGCCCCAGTATCAATACAAACTAGTTTAGCCTTATTGTTTCGCTTAACATATCCCACATTCCAATAATGACAATCCCAAAATCTTAGGCGAGTTTTATTCTCAATAGTTTCTACAAGATTCTGAATATCTTTCAGTCTCTTTTTCATCACCTTTTCATCAAGTATTTTTGCTCGCTCTGTAACATATCCCCAATCAGTATCGTCTCCCCATTGATATTTTAGTTTGGTAATTTTACCAACAACTTTTGGAGCAAGATCAAATTTACTCAATAATTTTTGTTTGTCATAGGCTATTTTGGCACTCTTTTTACTTCCAAATTGTTTGAATCCAAGAGTTTTATCCTCTTTTATCCAATAGAATTCGGCACAACCACCTTCCTCAAAACAACCAAAACCATCATCGTGAATTGTATACTTCATCTTCTCTGATAATATTCCCTGTTAGTTGTTCAACAATATCAATGGCAGTTTTCAGTTCATTTGTTTCCAGAATCTTAATGGGGCTTCTTGCAAAATCAAACTTGAATGTTCCAGTAACCATATAATATGGATCATCAATTCCTATACCGTCAACATTAAAGTATTCTTCTAGAGAATTTACTTCTTCTGGGATGAATCCGCCATTATAGTCACTAATATCTCTAATAGTAAGAATATGATAATGAAGAATATGAGATCGTGGATTACCTTCATTAGAACACCATCCCTTAAAATACCTATTTGGATAACTTACCACTTTTCCAATCCCCTTTTAGAAATTCTTCTCTGTTTGAATAGAGAGGTATTAGTCTATCATCCTTGTCATCAAATCTATTATAGTGCAAAGTTAGATTGTATAGATCATGTCTGTCGTTAATTAAACCATAGGCAACAGGTTTACTAAAAATAGTTTTAATTTTTTCTTTAAGAGCGACCAATTCTTTTTCACAACTTAGCCAACGATTATTATCTTCAACACTATTCTGATTAGCATCAAAAGCATCTTGTGCTAAATCTCTTTTTGCTTCTCTTAATTTTACTAATTCGTTCTTGGCATTTAATACTGTGAATCTTGTCAAATTCCAACGTCCAGTATTTACAGCAGTTTCACAGCACTGAATTAAATAGTCTAGTGGATTGGAGTTTTCATTCATGTGGCAAATCCTATCTTAAACTTTTCTGCTAATACAACTTCGATCTGGTTTGGTGAAAAATCATGAACATCGTATGAGCGACCATTCCACCATCCACAAGAATAGGTAACTGTATTATCTCCAGTTATATTAATACCAACAATACTTCCATAAATAGATTCAGTACCTTCTCCCGTCAACTTAACCTTACTACCAATCTTATATAGTTCTAAAACATTTTTGCTCATTATATTTCCTTTCGATAATTATCATTCTACAAATAGGAGCGGTGGGACTCGAACCCACACTTGAAGGATTTTCTTACTACTATAACTTTCGTTACCATTTCTGTTTGTAGTCTGGACTTTATCTTAACCATTACTTTCGCTTAGGTTCCTGCCGTCAAGTCTCTACACCTTCATATCTCTATGCTTGGCTCGGTATTAGCAGTTAAGCCTTCACCGAATTTGACAGGTTCTACATTAAAGGTTTCCCTTTAAGCACTCAAATTTACATTAGTTCAAGTCCTTTATCTCTGCCATTGGATTACGCTCCCATATAGTGACCGACTACAACAATCAATGATTTGAGGTTGAATCTTTTGTGTGCCTCAAGCATTTAAACTATTGTAGCCGATCACCCTTTTGGTTTTAATCAACCGTTCGCATGAGCCTTGAGGCGACGAACAACCTCTGCCATAGCCTCTACGTTGTCAACCGTCTTGGTTGGCTTCGCACGTTCCATAGCGGGCAGTTCAATACCCTTCTTAGTCAGAGCGGACTTTGTACGGGCATAACGAGCCATCGTACTAGCAACCTTCTGACCAGTCTTAGTAGCAATCTCAGCATAAGTCTTGCTGGAGAAAACTGCCTCAAGGAACTGCTCGTCACTGCAACGAACACGACTCTGCTTATCAACCGTAGTAACTTCAGCCATAATCAACCTCCAAATCATTTCCAAGTCTTGTCTTGCGAGTCAGTCGCATGACTGATACTCTCGCTTGACTCCTTCATTCTAACATCCATTATCGGCTTGTCAACTGGGCGACCTTGAATTTTTTCTCTCTGTCGCCAAATAGTTTCTGAATCTCTTTAAAACTGTACGGAGTACCAAATCCAACCCCATCCCTTTTATTATCCACGCCCACATCAAGCGTAAAGCGTCCTAGTGATTCATCCTCGTTGTGAAGTCTGCCGTGAACATGACCATACAGCATCCAACTTTTACGATAACTTTTGTTCCATGCTCTCATAGGATAATGAAACAGAATAATCTTTTGATTACAGTAGGTTATTTCTTTCATTAGTCCTATAGAAGAAAAATCTTTTTCGCTAAATTTATCTTCGTTGTCATGGTTGCCAAGAACCACATGAATATCTTCACAAATTATTTGTTTTCGATATTTCTTAGGATCGCCACCCCTATGACAAAAATCTCCAAGAAAATAAAGAGTATCCTTTGGCTTAACAACACTATTGATGTTATCAATAATGGTCTTATTCATTTCGTGAGTATCAACGAATGGTCTTTTGCAATAACCTACAATATTCTTGTGTCCAAAGTGGGTATCAGAGATAAAATAAATCATGATAATAACTTTTTATATGATTCAATTCTTTCATTTACTTTTTTTATTTTTCTATCATACACTTCTTCAGGCATTTTAGATTTTACATATTTATGATTGATAAGACTATTAAGTCTAATATCTGGTGGGGTAACTAATATGGGATGTTTATCAAGCATAACGACCTCATTTTTCTGTACAATTTCTTGTGCAAATATATCTACTTGATAACCAGAATAAAAATATCTGGATAATCTTTTATTTTCTATTCTATGCTTTAAAGCATAACGCTCAAAAAAATCTTTCATTATCTCAGTATTCTGTTGTATAAAATCATTAAAGAAAGCATAGTCTACTATAAAATCAAAGTCCTCTACGTCTTGATAGTTTAACCAAAAATAATCAGCAAAACTTCCAGATAATATAAGATTATAATTGAATTTTGAACAGATATCAATTAGGGTGGGTATTTTATCTTTCATCTTCAATTGGGAGTAGTATTGCTAGTCCTAAATAAATCCATAATAAAATACTTCCAGTAAAAATTGCCCCAAATATAAATCCTAATCTTATTAGTGATGAATCTATGCCCGTGGCTTGTGCTAATCCTCCACAAACTCCGAATATCATTTTATCATGACTATTTTTAGTTAGACGACTCATTTATACCTCTACCAAAAAGTCAGTATTTATTACATTTTCTCTATCATATATTGATGATAATGTTTCTTTTAAAGAATTGTTTTCTTGTTCCAAGGCTTTTATGATAGACTCTGCATGGTTTAAAGCCTTTGTTAGATGATAGAGTTTATTAACTAGTTCATCAGTAACTGTATTTTTCATTATCATAATATGATCTCCATATTATTTTGTTACAGGAATAATCTTTATTGATGCTGGTTTAGAACTATCGAAATTTAGAACAATATTATTATGAATATCAGCGGTTACTATTCTTAAAATATCAGAGACAAAATTTTCTGAAATTCTTTTATAATAATTATCTTGTATATAAACATCATATTCCATATTAATGCCCTCCGACTTAATATACACTATTTTTATTTTATTGAGATCAAAAAATTGGTTATATGTTCAATCTGTTCTCCATTTAAAATAATTTGATCAGAATATGGGCGATTATGTACTAATACTTGATAAATGTACCTCAATTTCTGCCAAAATGACATTTTATAACTATAAGATGACATATTCTCATATATTGACAGTTCTGTTAATCCATACTCAGAATCATGATCTAATACCAGAATCTCGCTCCTACAATCACACAATATGAAAGTGGTTTTATTTTTTTCGAACTTTATCACGTTTAGTATTTTTGGTTTTTTTGAAGATTCTTTCATAGTTTTTGTCCCATGTTTCTTGATCCACTGATCGTGGTCTTTTTTTAGAACCTTTACCATTTTCACTCATAATTAATCCTCAAGTACAACTGACCAATAACGAGAATCATCTTTCTTTTGTAGAGCATCCCAGTAAATGGATCGTGCAATATAGGACGGAACCTTGAGTTTTCCACAATTCACCATCCAATGACGTTCAGCCTTCTTATAAGTAGTTGATCCACTCTTACTCTTATTATACTTGAGATGCTCCATGTTGTAAAGACGAAGCATATGAACATCCAAACATAATGCTCGTGCCTCATTAGGATGAATCATTTCAAGAGCAAAACTAATTTTAGCCAACCCAATTCCACTAATCTTATTCAGAATACTATCACGCTTCTTAACATGACCCTTCTTAGTGGTAAAATAAAAGTCTTTAGGATTAGCCCAAAACTTCTCGCTAAAATCCCAAATATAATTGGTGCGATTATTATGAAGTCCAACACCGCTCTTGTGTAGTTTAGTCAGCAGAGTTTCTTTGTTGTCGATCCACTCATTGAAATTCTTGATAGCGTTATATCCTGAGCAATTGCCTTTCCAAGTGGTATGGACAGAACAATAGGCAAAAAGATAACGACGAAAAATATCATCGTGATTCTGAGGACGAACACTCTCCCAGTATTCCTTGTACGCTACAACCTTATCTTTTGGAAAGTTTTCAAAGAAAATATCTGCTTTGGTCTTATCCAAGGTAGTATTCTGAACAGGAATAACAGAGTTCTCAACGATCATGGTTCCTCCAAAGTTTAATAGCGTTATGCTACGATTCTACACTAGTCTTATCGTCTTGTCAAGACTTGTTTCTTTAGGTTTTGTAGCAAACTGGTGTATAAAAGTGTAAGGTTTTATGTTTTACAGGATTTAAATTATGAAAAAACAATGCACAAAATGTAAGAAAAAATTACCCGCAACTAAGAAATATTTTCATACCAATAAAACAGGTTTTAGAGCCAGATGTATAACTTGCCATAAAGAACAGTGTAAACAATATTATCAAAACAATATAGATAAGTTTCTAGAATATAAAGAAAGTAATCATACTAAAATATTAAAAGCAAAAAAGAAATATAGGCAAAAAAATAAAAAGAAAATTGCTGAATATAAGTATTGGTATCATAAAAATAGATATCATAATGACATAGAATATAGACTTTTACATAACTGTGGTAATCACATAAGAACTCATCTAAAACAAAACAAAGATAGTAAAAGATCTATAGAATTAATAGGATGTTCTATATCAGAACTAAAAACATATCTAGAAAAACAATTTGATTATAAAATGTCATGGAAAAACTATGGTACTTACTGGCATATAGATCACATAATCCCGTGTTCAAGTTTTGATTTTACTGATCCTACACAACAGCAAAAATGTTTTAATTATACAAATCTACAACCATTAGAAGCCAAAGCAAATATAAGGAAAGGCAATAAAATACTTTAAATATCTCTACTATCTCCATAGACATATGCCAAAGTAGGAAATCTCAGCGAGATACCACCGTCTTGATTCTTAGTTTCTTCAAAATAATTTACTCTAATAATTTTTCCAAGCAGTTCTTTAGGATTGTTATAGAAATACTGTCTTTGTTCAATACTAAATCCACTACCAACTCTAACATTATATCCCTTGTGTTCAATAGTAACACATGATAGCATTTGTTCTTCTGTCTCTTTACCATTCAAAACATATCTAAATGGGCCAAATTCCATATCTTTTACGACATATTCTGCATCATTAAATGTTTTCCATTTGAGCATATCTTTTGATCTTTTGCCTTTGTAGGGCTCATTTGCCCTCAAGATCAATCCCTCCCAGCCATATTGGTTGGAACGAGTAATCCATTCTTGAAAATGCTCATCATCTTTAATAAGTTCTTGACCAAGAACACTAAGACAAACACAAGTATTGTTTTTCATCACTTCTCTCAAATTATTATAGCGATGAGCATAGGTTTTATTCTTATCCCCCTTTTTGCTATAAAATTCATCATGGCTAATCATATCAAAAATCTTATATGATGGATTAGGAATAGTATGATCCTTCTTTTTCAGTTGCTTCATAATCCCCTGAAAATCCTCGTTGCCTTCGTCATCAACAAGACAAAGTTCACCATCAAATACAACATTAGTAATTCCCAGTGCCTTGATTCCACCAGCAACAACATCAAGGGTATCAAAAGATTTTCCGGTTCGTGAGAAGAAAGAAGCATCGCCATTTTCATCAACAATAGCGATACATCTGGCCCCGTCGATTTTACGACTAACATACCAACCGTCCTTCCAACTTACCAGTTTAGGTTCATACTTATCTGCCAGAGCAACACTAAACTCTGGAATATGGTCAGGAATAGCCTTGTTGATAATCTTATCGCCAGCACGGGTTTTCAAGTCCTTATCAATAATACAATGAATGAGTTCTTCAATGTTGTTTTTATTTGACTGACTATCAATAAAAGTATGGACTGCTCCGATAGCATCGTGACCAGTAATTTTGCGACTCTTTAGGTCATCTAGCAGACCAAAGAAATTCTTATAAGACTTTCCCCTCAAAGAGTTTTTCTTCTTGAGATTATCACTTGTGACATTATATTGCCAAAGAGGATGGTAGGTATAGAGTAGAATTTTCTTAGCAAAACTTGCAGCCTCAGAATTATGATTACAATAATCCTCAATAATCCCTTGCTTATCAATAGTGCTGCTAGTCGCCCTAAGATCACGAACCATATCCCAAACATAATTAAAATCGTGAGTCATTCCAATTTCTCCTTGTTGTGTCCTTTGTAGTTATACCATATCTATCGGCGTTGTCAAGCAGCAACTTGAACAAGCGTATTGGAACTACACAATAGATGCTATTTTATTTATATTATCTAATGTTTTTCTTAAAAATTACATTTAGTCTTGTTACCAAATCGCTACCTGCCGTTGCGAAAAAACAAGGTAATACTGAATGTATAATTAAATAGAATCCTGCAAGCAAACAACAAGAACCATAGAAAAATGCAAAGATGAGATGCTGTAAATAGGTCATATCATTTCCTTTTAAATGCTGAATCCATTTGCGATAAAGATTCATTTTGCTGGTTCCTATTTTTTGCCATGATTAAATAGTTTACAGCTTTAATTACACCATTTAAATTATCATCAAGTTTTCCTATGCCAGTATTACATCGTTCACAGACCCATCCTCTAAAAGAATCATCAGAATGATCGTGATCCAAACACCATTTTAACGGCACTTTTTTACAACACTCACATACCTCTGGACGAGGCGGGGCTTTTTTGTGAAGTTTTCCACGAACTTTAGTTTGTTTCTTAACACAACTTCTACATCTACTATCCAGATTGTCTTTATACATACTATGCTTGGGGAAACTTTTTAAGTTCTTCCTTTTTTCACAGTATGAACAAATTTTTCTCATAGTATTAAGTGGACTAGGGCAGAGTCGAACTGCCGTCCAGAATAAACATCAATATAAACTTCTACATCGTTAGTCTATTGTAATTTGGACAGTAGACAAACCTAGAAGAAATTATCTTCATCAGATCGGTTACGATCATTGTCTATGTTTTCGGGTTAGACTTCCTTATCAGATTTATCTGAGTCAACATGATTTGGTAATAAGGCCCATATAGCCCCACTCGTACCTAATTAATTAGGCAGCGAGAGCGAGATTTACTTCGCCAATTAACATTTTTTGAATAACTTTTATACTGGCCTGTTATTCAACCAGTCGATGCCGTCTAAATCTATTTTACCTGTCGATACCTTTACTAGCCCTTAGTTTTCTAATTCCATCAATCTATCATGTAAATCACTAACCATTCTTGTGTGTATTATCTCGTTAATCTGATTGGTTTCTTTAACAGACTCCAAACATTCTGAGTGAATAACATTCATTGTTAATGAAGCAAATAAAACTGATAATAGACATATAAACAGAAGTCTGTATTTCATGATAATCTTTCTTTTAGGTGGGTTAGTTACTTAACTAATGTAAAGGAAGGCCACTATGTTTTACACCATTCCATTCTTAATCATATCCAGATAGTGTTCTTTGCTTATCCAAATATCATCATTTTGATACCTTTTCGATAACACTGAACGAATCTTTTTTCTTCCAACATAACATGGTTGAAACCTTAAAGATTGTCCACTAAAATAGCATTTTCTATTAAATAAAGAATATTTTAGCATCCATTCTCTATCGTACATAATTTCAGAAATCATTTTGTATCGGTTCTCTAGTTTTAGTATCATACTTAGTGCCTGAAGTATATGTTTGCTTTGATAGCCTTTTAATTTCTTCCATTAATTTTTTCAGTTCGTCATCATCAACTGGTGAAGTTACACTATTAACTACATGATTTAGTTTATTGATTTTTTCAACAAATATTAAATTAAAACCAATCGATAAAACTAATAGGCCGACTAACAAAGTTACTATTGGCATACAACATAATGAACGATTATTCATAAACTTTCCTTGTTTTTGATATGATTAGTGTCAATGATATAATAGTTTCATTGTCGTCAAAAAGCAAGTTTAAAATAGGGCGAGTAGGAGTCGAACCTACCTATGAACACCTTATAAGAGTGTCGGATGCAACCGGCTTACCTTCCGCCCCGCATTGTTAAGGATCAATCACCGTCCTGCCACCATTATATCATCGGCCAGTGGCTTGTCAACTCTTGAGAATATTTTTTAGTCGTTGTGGTATAATTCCTTGAGAGATTTAATATCTGCTTCATGTTTTTTAATATTTTCATACATCTCATTACAACTCACACAAAAATCAGATGAGATATATGCTTTACAGTCATGAATCTTATCTTCTAGATCACGAATCTTTCTTCTTATTTCTTCGTTTGATAGATTTGTCATTTGGTTTTCTCTTTTTCTTTTCTATCTTATTTATTTCTGGATTAGCCCAAAAAACCATTTCATTAGTTTTGCTATCCCAAGCACATTCTACTAATCCTTTAGCAGCAAGTTTGGCTAGTCCAACATTGTGTATCCAAATAACAGTTTTCTCATAAATATCTTCATTTGCTTCTTCATTAAGAAGAGGTCTGTCTTTATGGTCATAGCCTACACATTCGGTTCTAACCAAATTAATCATTTGATTAAGACTAATATAATCATCAAGATTATCTTCTTGGTTTGCTGATAAACTTTTAGCCGCAGCAATACGCATTTCTTGTGCGTATCCTTCAAGATCGGTAATAGCATAAACTTCACTCATATTAATAATTCCCAAATTAATTAGATATATCTAGTTACACCTTTATCTAAATCGTCAATTATTTTGTCTACCAATTTATTCAAAGTATAATCCATTGAATATTGTCCTCTAGGAAGCCATTTAGTATTATCTCTTAGGCCAGTTTTTATTTGGGGCAACCAATGCTGATATGCCAGATCATATTCTTTTGGAAAATACATCTTTAAAATAGTATCAATTTTATTTAGATGATCTTCTATATGATCTCTATGAGAGTATAGATTTTGTAGTGCTTCTTTTTGTTGAGGATCTAAACTCATACAGCCTGCTCTCTCTGTTTCAATTTGATCAACTTATGCTTGGTTTTCCAAACACCAGTTTCCTTGTTCTGAATATCTCCACCCATATAGATATGAGCAAATCCGGTACTCTTGTCAATACCCCAAGCAAGAATACCATTCTTATCTACAGATTCAACCACAAACTTACCCCTATAACCCATAGGGATAAATTCGCCCTTACTAACGAAATATGGGCCTCCACCAACCTTGATTCTGTCTCCCTTTACCAGTTCACGCCAATTGATATTCTGGATAATCTTTGTATTTTTATGTTCCTTACTCTTTGCCTTAAAGACAAAAGGAGTATTACACTTCTTACACATATAAGCACGGGGGCCAGTAGTTTGACCACAATTCTCACAAGTCTTTTGTCCCTTACCCATTTTATTTGTCTCCAGTGCGTTGTTTAAGCCTTATGCTCCAAGTATAACAGGATTATCGGCACTGTCAAGCCGTCACCTTTAAGATTTTCTGCAACCGTCACAAAAAGTGCTAATCCAGCCATTTTCATTTGGGCTTCCTCTGTCTCCACAAACTTCACAAATCTTATAACTCATAGCCCCTGCCATAGAAACTAATCCTTCAACATAATCATCCCCGCCACTAAAGTATATTCTAAGACCGCCAAATTTTTCTTTGATTTGATCGAACTTTACAGGAATACAATCGTTTTTGTATTCTGGTTCAGTTTTTTGTTTATACTCTGTCTGCCAAACAATATTATTTTCGTGGTTCTTAATCATAAAACAAAGAGGAGAAATAATATCAAACCAACCATTTCCACATTCTATTCCCCATGCCATGCAACTAGACATAATATTCTTATCTTTATTAGAAAAGAGTTCTGGATATTTATCAAATAGTTGTTGTTGTAATTCCTGATCCATTTGGACTGTCCTTTATTTCAAGTTTATCAGGACTATAATGACAAAAATAACTAGCACTAATCTTACGCTTAGTTAATTGAATAGTTTCATCAAAAACTTCAGTATAAACATTAATACGATAACGATTTTCCCAAACATTAATGATCTTTGTCATAAGATGATGCTTAGGTTTTTCAACTTGCTTAAACAATAGGCTTTCAATTTCTAATTCCATTTAGGTTGTCTCCATATTTTGTGCTGTATCAATAGACAAAGATAGTTTATCATCAGGCATTTCAATGAAATCTGTTGGATAATATTCTAGAGTTTCAAAATCAAATACCTGTACAGGTTCTTGCCAAGGAAAATTACCTTCACTATTAATATCATTGGCCCTTTCATAAAGAAAGTTATATAAATCTAGCCAAGTCATTTT